GTTCATGGCAGACGTCGTGCGACGCATCTTGCCGTTGATCATCTGGTGGACGTTGACGTATGTGCGGCGGTTCTGCGTGCCTGGCTTTCTGCGGCCGGAGCCGAACTCGACCAGCCAGGCGTGATTCCCACTTTCGCGGCCCTCTTCGGAGCCGACGGGGCCGGTCTGACGGGGGCCGGTGATCGCGACGGCGACCTGGCCGCCCTCGTACTCTTTTGTCTCCGTGATCGTGGACTTGGCGAGATTCCCCGTGGCGCCGCCGCTGCCGGGGGCCAGGGGCTTCGACACGAGGTCTTTGTAGCCCGTCAGGATCGGCCGCGACGCCTGCTTGACGCACTTCTTGAGCAAGCCCGGCGCTGCCAGCGCCCCGGCCACACGCTCCAGTTCCTTCGCCAGCTCGCGGACGCCAGCGGTGTCGATCCGCACGAATCCTTCGGTCTGGCTCTTTGCGGTGCCAAGGCCGACGTCACGAGGATTCGGGTTGCTGGGGTTGATCGCCATGCTACTGCACCTCGTTGACGAGGAGTTCTAGGCGGGTGCGGTTGTCTCTGGGGCTGACGCTCACGATCTCGAGCGTCTTGCCTCTCCAGAGCAGGCGGTACTGCGGATTCACCGTCGCGCGGTATCGCATGATCACCTTGTGGGACGCAATGACGTTGGCCTGCTGGGCCTGGAGCACGTCGCGACTCGCCAGCCCATCGACGCTCGCCCAGACCGTGGCTTCAGTGGCCCATGACAGCGTGGCTTCGCCCGTCGGGCTTCGCAGTTCCTGCGGAGCCTGGAGGGCGACGCGCTCACGCATCATGCCGATGTTCACGTTACTGTGCCCTCGCCGATGAGGACGACTTGAGCGCTGGCGACGGGACTGTCGTCGCCAGCATTTAGGCCAAACGCATAATCCGCGTTTGCGGGCCATCCATTCGCGTCCGGGCACACAAACAGCGCCGCCGCGCCTGGCCTAAAGAAGGCCGAGCCGTTTTCAGATATGGGGCCGTCGGGCCACCCGCTCACATAAAAGTCAATGCTCCCCGTGTTCTTGATATAGATGGCCTTGAGTGCAGAAAAATCAACAGTCCCGCGGTTGTCGCTGAAGACGAGTCCGTTGGAGCCGAGGGTATATTCGCCATCAAACGTCCCCTCAAAGCTCCACACGACCTGCGCCTGATTCGCCCCGGTGCCGTCCGTGAGTGACACCGCATACGAGGCCGGCGTCGCCCGCAGGGTCTTCGACAAGTCGCCGGCGCTCGTCTCGTGAGCCAGGATCGACAGCATGATTTGTGCGTTGAGGGGCATATCAAGTTCCCATCACATAGATTTCGTAGGACTGGCCGTTCGTTCCGCCGATGCGAAGGGTCGAGCCGCCAAAGGTGGTCGCAAAGCCGGCCGAGTTCGGGCATGACAAGAGCATCGCGCCGCCCGCGCGGATCGGATACCCGCGAAGCGTCAAGGAGCCCAGGTTGATCATCGGCGAGAAGTTCCAGCTCGTAGCGTCCTGCCGGAACACGCTGAACTGCGACCCCGTCCAGCCTGCTGAGAAGGCGATCTGGTTCGTCTTCGACAGGTTCTTGATGCAGAGCAACTTCACGACGCTGATACCAAGCGTCGCGAAGTCGACCTCGTCGAAGCCACCGGACAAAATTGTCCGACGGTCGCTAAACACCTTTGTGCAGTCGCCGACGTCGAACGAGAACTCGATCGGGTGCTCGGTGATCGCGGTCGTCAGCCCCTGCTGCGATTGCAGCCTGGCCGTCACGCTCGCCTGCACCTGTGCCGTGAGGCTCATCGGTAGCCGCCCCAGCCGCTCGCAGCGAGCAGCGTCTCGAAGGTCTGCGGTACCGGAAGCACTTGGCTGTAGCCGGCCACGACGGGCTGCCGCATCTCGTACCAGTGAGCCACCAGGAGCATGATCAGGCTCTTCACGGTCGCCGGCACGCTCGCGCCGCTGGCACCGTAGCCAGCCGTCCATCGCACGGTGACGCTGTTCTCGTCACCTCGAACCGCCGGCCAGACGCCTTCGTAGAGCGGGTAGATGCGGCCGGGCGTGGCGTAGGCGTCCACCTGGAAAGCGTTCGCCGCGCTCGTGATCGTCCGATTCACGCCGCCCTCGTCGCGGTAGATCACCGTCACCGTCGCCGCCTGCATGGGCGGGCGGGGAAGGATGATCTCCCACAGGGGGAACGTGTCGTAGCGTGCCTCCCAGACTTGGGTTATCAAACTCAAGTCCAGCACGTTCTCGACGTACTCGCGGGCCGCGGTGATCAGGCTCGTGATGTAGGCGTCCTCGTCGGTGCCGTCGACGCGGCACTGCACCTTCGCCTCGGCGAGCGTCACGGGCTCGACGGCCGGGGCCGTGAACCGCGTCAGGCTGCGATACGGCGTGATCGTGCTGTCTGGATGCTCCGGCGAGCCGTAGGTGATCGTGACGGTCATTTCACTCGCTTCCTTGCTTGCGTCTGAACCGTGGCCTTCTCTGTCCGCTCCTCGAGCGTGGCCGTCTCAGCGGCCTTTTCGTCAACCGACTCGATCATCCCGCGGGCGATGAAGATGCGGGCCATCCCGTCGCCCCAGTCAAACACCTGACCGACCCGATACCCGTTGAACGCCTTCGTTACGCGAATCTTCATTTTAAAACGCCCCAGGCTGTCTCTGGCGGCTTCTGGCCGCCGTTCCAATAGTCGGTCGTGTGCTGCTGAACCTTGCCGCCGTCGACCTCGCGGCTGGGCCAGGTGATCATCAGTTCGGCGTGGCCGACACTGATGTTCGTCGCGAGGCCCAACTTGTTGCCGGCCTTCGCGAACCCTCGCCAGAACGAGATGTCCTCGTCGACGTGCGAGCCATTCCAGTCGCCCTGCTCGTTCGGCGTGGCGACGAACCAGGGCTTCGCCATCTTCCTGATCGCCTCGGTCTTGATCAGCGTCAGGCCGAAGTGCGCCGTCTCGACGAGTTGCACGGGCTTCGAGAACCAGTCGCCGTCGACCGTCGTCTTCTCGTCGCTTGAGACGCCGGGGAGGGCGAACATCACGCACTGGCTCTCCCGCTTCGTCTGGAGCGGGGCGATGGCATCGACGCCAGCGTGCATCATCAAGGCCATGAGCGCCTCGACGGTCTTGCTGGAGAAGACCGTGTCGTAGTCGATCGTGAGGATCGCGTCGTACTTGTCGATGATGCTCTCGATCGACCGCGTCAGGCACTGCCCGAAGAAGACCCCCGTGTGCTTGACGATCGGAATCTGGTGCGGCGAGAGGGCCGAATGCACGCAGAAGAAGTTGTCTGTGAAGCCGAGGCGGGGCGTGGACATAATCCCACACACCCGCATCTCGGCTTCACAACTACCGACACGAACCAGCATCTATCGCTCCTTGTGTAGGAGCGGGCGCGCATCCTTGCGCCTTAGCCGGCCGTCATGGCCGTCCCGCTTGTATCGGGACTAGCCACGCACCCAGGTCAGCACGCCAGCGTCGCTCGCGTTCGCGGGCGTTTCCGCAGCCCGCGACAGGCGGCCCGTGATCGCCACGGTGGCCGAAGCACCTGGGGTGTAGGACACCTTCAGGTAGCGCTTGCGGGCCTTTGTGTCGACGTCGAGCTTCACGAGCGCGGTGGCGTTCGTGCCTGCGGCCGAGATGGCCGGGACGGTGAACCCGCCCGTGCCGCCGGCCACGAGGGCCGTGACATCGGAGTAGTTTGTCGACACCGAGTCCGACTCTTCTACCTTGAGCACGTTCGCGAACGTCGTCGCGGCGTTGCTGGCACGCAGCACCGAGAGCGAGCAGTAGTCATAGCCGATCGTGTCGACCGTCAGCGAGGCCGTAGCGGTCGCACCGACTGCCGCCGACGGGAGTTCCGCGACGACCTTGTCATTCTGGGCGTGAATCATCTTTGGGGTTGCTCCTAGTTAGGGTTGGTTTAGGCCGTCTTGAGGGCGACAACGGGGCCGACTTCGCTCGTCGTTCCAAGCGAATGATGATTCACGTCGAATCTCATGGTTCCCTGGAGAAGGAGCTGGTCTGTGGTGGCGTACACCTGATCGAACAGCCGCACCGAGAAGTCACGACGACGGGCGTAGATGCTGGAGAGGGCCATGTTGCCGAACAGCACCTTGATCTTGCCGGCATCCACGCCGAGGGTGCTGTTCATCACATGCACCATCCGCACGGGGTAGCCGAGGAACGACTCGCCGCTGCCGGCACCGACGTTCTCGACCGTGTTGCCGCCTGCCGCATACTTGAGGCGAGCGATGCTCGCCGCGTAGCCGGCGGGGCTCACATACCAGGCTGCACCCTGGCGGGCGTAGATTGGCAGCTTGCCGATGACGTTGAGGAAGTCTTCGATGTCCAGCGTCTCGAAGGCGGTGTTGCCGGAGATCGCCGTAACCACCGACGCGGTGTGGGCCGCACCGTTGATCTTGTTCGTGATGCCGTTGATACCGCCGAAATCGGAGGTGCCATCACCAAGCCAGCCGCACTGGTCGATCTTCAGGGCCAGCGAGGTGCTAAATTCAGTTGCACAAGCATCTGCGAGTGACACTACGCCGGCCGTATCTTCGACCACTTCGGACGACATCCGGCAGCCGACTGCGAGCTTCTTCGCCACGAGGCTGACGTTGCCGTAGGTGGGCTCCGATTCGGTGACGCTGGAGCCTTCGCCGACGAAGTAGGCCGTCGTGCCGGTGAGCCGCTTCGGGATCACCATCGTGTCACGCGACATCGTCACGTTCTCGGCGGCGCCGGGGAATGTGCCGTAGGTTTCGACGAGACGGATCACGCGGGCCGCGAACTCTTCGGGCACCAGCGCGCCGCCGGCCGAGTTCGTTCCCTCGTTGAGGGCGCGGGCCTCGACGCCGTTCTCGCGGCACCACCGGATGTCGGCGTCGCTCTTGAACACGGTGGCCTTGATCCAGCGACCGCAGCGGTAGGCGCTCTCGACGGCCTCGGGGCCGTCGTTGAACGCGCGGAGGGTCGTGTGATGCGGGTTGATCGCCCGAATCTCGACCTTCTTGGGCTGCTCGGCCACGACGGGAGCGGCGACCTCCGCGGGGGCGGCCTTCTCGACCACCGCACGCAGTTCGGCTTCCTTCTTGGCGAGGGTGCCCTCGAACTCCAGGTCAGACTTCACCGCGTCGGCTTCCGTCGACAGCTTGCGAAGTTCTGCGGTTTGCTCTTCCGAACGCTCGGCCACGTCGGCCAGTTCGGTCATCCGGGCGGCGATCGCCGCGGCACGGTCCTGAAGTCGCTTGAGGTTGCTCGCCATTTTTGGCCCTGCTCCTTGTTGAGCCGGCCAAACGCGAATGTGCGACGGCCGGCGGGTGTATTGCCCGCAAGCACGCCGCGACAAGAATCCTCAAGTCGCTCGCACTGCTCCTCACGAAATCCTTCGTGAGGCTTATATCTTGTAATGTAGGCTGTGACTTACTTCGCGTGCAAATGAGTGCGGAGCAACTCTGCCTTCAGCCCTGCGATCTTCGACTGGTAGTCGGTCGTGTCGACGCTGACGACGACAGCGATCGTCGGTTCGACGAAGTCATCGCGCTCTTCATCGACAACCTCTTCGCTCCGCTCGCCTTCAAGCTGCTTGACCTTGCGAGCCGACCAGTTCTTCGCTGGGTCGCCGCCCCACAAAAGCCACGCGACATACCCCGGCTTCTCTTTGCCTGGAGTGTCCCAGCCAGGTGACTTGCTCGCCGACTCGTGCCGCGAGAACCACGCATTCATCTCGCGCACCCAGTCGTCGTTCATCTCCTCGCGGCGGGCCAGGCGATTGGCGCGAGCGACCGTCTCCGGCTTC